ACAAGAAGTTTAGTTACGATCTTTCGTCTCACAAGATAAGAACATGTGGCGATGACTCTCTTTTTCTGAGCTCTCGTCGCATAGTCCTCAAAGACCCAATATGTCCTAGCTTCCAAAGCCTCCGCTGAACTCGTCATCGTCGCCTTCTTCCATGATGGCTTTCCGATAGTCTGGATTCGTTTGCTGAAGAAGGAAATGGGTCGTGGCAATAGCCTTATCACCGCGCTGAGCAGCGTTTTGCATCGCAGTCTGAAAGCGAGTGCCTTGTGTCTTCTGAAGAAGCGCATCTTTGCCGTATGATTTTTCAATCGTAGGTTTCGGATCACGTGGCTGTTCTTGAGGGGTCGGCGTACTTGTTCTTGGCGGCGACGTTTCGCGGTAGTTCGCAGGGACGGACGAGTCTCGATCGAGTTCGTTCGGCGCAACTTTTTGAACTGCAGCTTCAGAGCCTCCGCCTAGTCTACGGTTGAAATCCAAGACGAGCGCGTCGAATGCTTTTGGGTTCTTTTGAGATAATTCTGAAAAGCGAGGCGACTTCATCAGTGCCTCGGCGACTTTATTTATGCCCTTTGAAGCCGAATCCGCAGTAACAGCGACGCTTGAGGTAATTCTTGGTGAAATTGCTTTGCGAGCAATCGCGGCCGGAACACCAATCAACGGATTTCCCGCGGCAGTCGTAGTCGCCATATCTAGCAAACCACCAACCGGCGACTGAGAGGTCGTCATTGCTCGTCGTTCTGCCGCTTCTTGAATCGGAGCAAGAAGACCATATGTATCTTTGGCTTCGGTAAATTGCTTTGCGAGAGCCGGGTCTGCTGCGCTGGCCGCGCCCTCTACTTCGTCCATGTATGAGAGATAAGCTTGCTTACCGGCTTGGCCAGCATCCGGATCCATCCAGTTTCCAGCAGCTTTGCGGAACCCACGTTTCGTTTGTTCTGCTTGGCTGAGAGGAACAGCGGATTCCCCGGTTTCAATGATGTCATCGATGATACCGCCCAACTTCTTCACCAATCCCGCTTGGGATGGATCTTTGCGAAGTGAGGCAATTTTCTTTTGTAGTTCGGCCACCACGTTGTCAGCCGATGCGGTAACACCTTGGGAATCTAGTTGAACCAGCGCGGAACTAATTTCGGCCTCGGCTACATCTTTCGCGGCGCCAACGCGGTTTGCGATATTGGCCGGGCTATCTCCAAAACGAGCGAGCTTCCGGTCTATTAACTCTCGGCCCGCGCCAGGCCTGAAAGACTGCGCTTGTTTTCCAGTCGCTCCGGTAGCGTTTAAAATAGCGCTTTCAGCAAACTCACCTAGGGAGCCGCCAGCTTTTTTCAAACCAGAGCCGATGGATTGCGCGCCTTTCATAATCTGCGGCCCATGTACGGCAGCCATGCTTCCGAGCGCCTTACCGCCCATTTCTGCGGTTAAGCCCTCGCCAATATCGCCTGCGTTCTGCTTCAGAATTCCTTCAACGTCGGTGGCATTTCCCTCATCTCCGAAGAGATAATTATTTGCCGCCCGAGCTGCGGTTTTCCCGCCCGCGTAGCCTAGTGCTCCACCTAGAACCGTGCCCGCGCCGAACGTTGTTCCGCCGCCGATCGCTCCGCCGCCGATCGCTCCGCCAATTGGAAGCACGGTATCGATGGTTGATCGAGCAAGCTGTTTCCATCCGGACTCTTCCGGCTTAGATTGGGATTTTCCAGCTTGATATTCTGCCTCCTCGAGCTCAAGAAGCTCGAGTTCCTCATCTTCACTTAGCGACATAGGACCCGCCCTTTTTCGCTCTTAATTCCGCAATACGTTTTTGGCGGGCTTGCGATTCGGCATCGGCATTCGGTGCAGTTGTCGCCGCGGCTGTTTTTGTTTCATCAACCGCGCCTTCACGCTGAGCCTGAGCGCCTGGGTTTTCGATTCCGCGAATTTTATAAGCGTTGTCCGCTCTCGAATTGAGTTCTGATCTAAAGTTTTTAAGTAGATCAAGCGCCGTTGAGTTCCTCATTCCCGTCGCGCCCGCTTGGACCAGGCCCTTCTTGAAGCTTTCAACTTCTTGAGGCCTTGCGACCGAGCCTGGATCAGCGAGCTTCGCCATATCCGTAGCAATCATTTCTACTCGGCGGTCTAAATCGGCATTGTGAGAGCCGAACGCTTCGTAAGTTCCATCCTCTTTGATCATTTCCTCAACCAGCGTGAGGTTGTCTTCGATATTCCGACGACGGTCTTCAATTTCGTTGAGAGACGCCTTTTTCTTTTCATCGCGCACGAGGCGCTTCTCATCCATTTTGATGCCAGCTTGAAATCTGCGTTCGTCGCGAGATTCTTGGCGATCAAGTCGCTTTTCTGCGATCTCGTATTTTTTCTGCATCACTGGAGAGAACTGCTTGAATTGCGCTGCCGTAATCGGCTGCCCCTTGTAGCCCATCTCTTTCGCCAAATCGTTCGCCATCTTCGATTCTTGAGAATTCGGATCAGACTCACGAGCGGCGAGTTCCTGATCTTTGCCATATTTCGCATCTTCACGGTCTGCATTTACAGCATCACGGTTGAGACCGAATTCCTGAATCTTCGCAGCGCGCCCCTTGTCGAAATCAGAAAGCTTGGCGTCTCTTTCGCCTTTTTGGCGCGCAAGAACCGATTGGCCAGCGGCGCCCGCATCGTTTCCCATGAATCCTGCGCCGATAGCAGCAAGAGCTGCTTGAGCCTTGTCTCCGAAGCCAGCCTGGTTTTCTTGAACAAGCTTCTGTCGATCTTGATCACCGTAGCCAGCAAGGTTGTACTTCTGCATAAGGTAATCTTTAACGCTTGAATTGATACCTGCATCAGCGGACGGCGGCGGCTGAATAATCTCATCTTCTTCTAAGCCTGTTAGCGGATTGATTGGCATCTTAGCCCCCGAGTTCTTTTAATCGTTTATTGAGATCAGCAAGAGATGCGAGAACGGCCGGGCCTGATTCGCCGTAATCTACAACTTTACCTTCTGGCGTATTTCTGACGAGTTGCGAGCCTGCCTCGGTTTTCTCGAGGTCTTGCGCCATTACGCCAACTTGTTTCCCCTGGCCATGTTTCGGATCTTTATATTTATATTTGTAACCAGTCAGGCTATCGAGGAAGTCTGCCGGATTGAATTCCTCAACATCTTCCTTCAAGCGCTCGTCGGAAAACATTGATGCGGCCGTGACAGCAGTTCCAATGGTTCGGTTGTTTGCATCAGCTTGGGCTTGTGAGTTTGCACCTTGAGCTTGCGAATTCTGAATGGCGATTCCGGACTGTCCGCTACGTTTTTTGAGTTCGTTTTCGTATTTCTGCTGAACAAGGTTCTTGTTGTACTGCTGCTGAGTGTTTCTAGTGCCGACGTTCGAATCAGCTATCGCCTGTTTTGCGCCAAGATTCTTGGCGGCAGCATCGTTCCGAGCGGCAGTATTCAAATTCGTTTGAGTTTGAGTGTTCTGAGCATTGAACTTCGAAATAGCATCGTTCGCTTGGGCAACTTGAGCTTTCTGATTGAAATCTTGCGCCTGCATCTGGCCGGACATATTTCCCTGCTGCATGAGAGCCTCTAGGGCGCGCGCTTGAGCTTGTGCCGCAACGTCCATATCGCGTTGGCTTCCGCGCGTGGCTGAGTCCTGCTGATTCTGCATTTGGCTCATGAGCTCTAAGCCAGAGCCGCCCAAACCCCGAGATTCAGCGTTCTGAAGAATCGCCTCTCGCTGTCCACGAGCATTCGTGTTCTCTTCATTTCTGATTTTCGACAAGTTGGCTTCATCAGCCATTGTCATTCCGCCGCCGTCCGAGATCTCTTGAAGACCAAGGAGCGCGTCCATTTGGTTTTTCTTAAGATCCCGATCAGTCTGGACGTTGTTCATGCTCGATTGCTCAAGCTTGATCGTGTCGGCCTGCTCAGGAGTTAGCGCACCTTGAAGCACTAAATCTTGAAGCTGAAGTTCCAAGTCCGATGTTTCAGGCGTATTGAGAGATTGGAAATTGTCGTTAGTCTGTGGAGTGCTTCCCGCTTGCATTGATATTTCCTTTTAAGTCTTTTGGACCTGACGAACGCCTTTTTGAGAGTCGAGCCATGGCTGTAGTCTATCTCTGAATGTTTTCAGTGCCGCTGAAGGGTCGCCGGCGCCAGGGTTAAACACTCCGTTGCCCATGTTCAGCAATGAGCCATCGTTCAGCGCGCGCTCGACTTCTGCTGCACTCATACCATTTAATGCTTCTGCTTGTTTTTCGGCCGTATACCCAAGTGGACCGCTCCGAACCTTCGCAAACTCTGTCTTGTACGCATCGCCGCCAGAACCGCGACTCGTGTTACTGAAGTTATTTGCCCAGTATTGACCGCGATCGGCGATGTCTTTTTGAAGTGCCGCGCTGTCAATTCCTAGTTTGGGCGCAGTGCCTGCGAGCGCAGCATTCTTAGGATCGAGCATAAGATCTTGTTCGCCAGCCAAATCAGCCAGCGCTGCGTAACGGGCGTAGTCCGTTTGATCGGCTACGTTTGAGGCGTTTATATCGGTCGGACTGGCTTGCTTTAAATACTTGGCTAAATCCACATCCCAAACGTCGGCCCCCGGAGTTAATCCGTATAGCGCCATTGTTTCATCCGACATTCCATAGGGGTTGTCGCCCAAATCGGCAGTCACACGATTCTGCTGAGCAACCAAATTATCTTGCGCCTGCTGAACCTTTGGAGTGAAACCTGTTTTCCAAGAATTCATGGCATCTTGAATCTTCTTGTAGGCATCTGCTTGAGCCTTTGCAGTTTCACCCATCGCGCCCGTGCTCTCATCTATGTCCGGTGTGGCCGGATTATCAGGCGTTCCGATCTTCGCTCTGATACCTTGCGAAGCAGCGTCTAGACCGCCAACGACGTCTTGGTTTGCGGCTGACGATTGCGCAAGCTTATCTCGTCCTGTTCCAGCCTGAAGAAGAGCGTTATCAAAGACATTCATTCCTTGAGTTCTCGGTTTCGAATTCACCTGTCCGATTAAATTCATTCGGCCGGATTCAGAATCTGAGTTTTGAATATTTTGAGTTGCTGTGTTCGCTGACTTAGCGGCGTTCGTATAGGCATCTCCAAGATCAACTTCGGATTTGGGACCAGTGTATTGAGCCTTTGCCGTATTCTTGATCGTTCCGCGCTCGTCATCTGAAAGCGTTTCCGCTGCCGTTCCGAGTTTAGATGAAAGATCATCGGATAGTGAGCTCGTCGATTTAATAGCCGAATCAGCGGCTTGATTTAAAGCTCCCAAGCCCTGACGAGCCTCGTTCGCAGAATTATCGATAACGCCGGCTGTTTGAGTTCCAAGTTTATCGGCCTGACTCTTGTTCGCATCAAGGTACTGTTTAATGCCGACGAAATTTCCACTCTTATCCGGTCCAGAGCCCGCGGCCCCTGCAGCAGCCTGGTCCTGTGCGCCTTGGCCACCAAGAATAGCGGTCTCAGCCGAAGTCATGACTCCGCCGGAACCCTGATCTACGGACTGCTCATCTTCCGAATCATCTCTATAAAAAGCCAATTTGATCTCCTGAAAACAAAGTATTAAATCAGCTCACGAGGAGTCTAATTTGGTAGGTCGTGTCTGCTATAAGTCCAGCAATCGGCTTAATCACAATTACGCCGTTATCTTCAACCCATGGCACGTAGACGGGTCCAGGTGCTGGCTGATACGTAGAACGATCCACGATTTGCAGAAGTTGAACGCCGAGTGCTCTCGTCTTTAGCGAGTTAACGAACTTGACGTCTTCCATCAGCGGATAAGACGTTGGAGTTTTGTAAGTAAGGTCCTTTACAAAGACCGCAAGGTTGTCGCTATAAGTGATGTTTTTATTCAGCGCCTGATAAACGCTTTCCATGAAGTTGTTCAAAAGATCGATCATCGTGCTCGCCCATGCGGGCGCATCTTTGACGTCTTCTCTCAAGATCTTCTTAGTCGAAGGTAACTTCATTATCTGAACCTCGACGACATTTGATTGTAGATCAGAGAAACGCCCTGAAGACTAAAGCCGGTGAAGGCTTCTTTCGTTCTGAGCGATAAGTTCAGCCATGAGCAGCGCTGTTTTTCTCTTGGAACGTAAGTTCTCAATGTATTTTGCCCGCCAAGTGGCGATCCCCATGGAAAGCTTCCCCATGGCAGTAATCCCCAACCGACGTTAGAGTTATTCACAATCGGAATGGTTTCGCTTGCGAGAGAAATATTACTCGCGAAAATCGCATCAATCTCCGCAAATGCGGCATTTCGGAAGAAGAGTGAAATTTCACTGAACTGTTTTAAAATTCCAGGATTCTCAGCATCGATCGGAGACCAGCGAACCAAGTTTTCGATCGGTGTATACACCAAGGCATCGTCAACCATAAGACCGTTGACGGCAGCGACCGTTATATCAAGGCCATCGATCTCTTCAATGACGGCTCGTCTTCCGCCCTGAACAATCGTCATTCCGATTTCAAGATCACTAGCGCTTGCAACCGTGATTTCAGTCGTAGATGAGACCGCGGTGATTTCAATCTCGTATTGCTCATCAGCGTAGTCGTCGTTTGTATAGTTCTTACGCTCAATTAGAATCTGGCCGTCTATAGCCTTCGCCATGAAGAGCTTATTCACGGTCGTATTTACGACTCCGCACGTCCGATTCATTGGCCATCTCGTCCATGAATCTGTCAGAGAGTTATAGACGTACGCTTGAGTCGCAAAGGTGTCGTCTTTTTCTGAAACCGTAAAAAACATATACTGCCGAGAAGACTCGTACGCGATTCCAAAAGAAGCGGAGGCGAAATTCACGTACTGCTCACTTGATAGCTCTAAGAGCGTACTCTCGATTGGAACTGACATAATCTGTACGCCAGAATCTGAAACCGCGCAGATGCCTTGGGTCGTAAAACAGAAAACCTGGTTGTTAAACGGAACGGCGCTTTCCGGAACCTTTAGAGCCACCGTGTTATCGACGAGTGAAACCGTGAAACTCGAAAAGCTTTCACCCGAAAGCCGATAAATTCCATCTGTCTTGAAAAAGAAAATACCGTCTCGGAGCGCCACGACCCGCTGAATTGGAAAGTTAGCCGATCCTATATCGAAGTAGGTGTAGATCGGGACCGCTTCAACTTGGCCGTCCTTCGAGATTGCGACTCGGTTCTGTCTCGCATCGTTATCAGAGGGGTTATCGGTTCCGAATTCTTTCAATTCCGGACTGAATGACGAGCCTGCCGACGAAGTTGCGTAGAATGCAGCGCCGCCAATCGATCTTTCTTCGAACAACATTTGCCCTGGAAGGTCTTCAACGCCCGACGTGTAATAACCGTAGAGAGTCGTGTTGTCTGAGCTTGTGTTGATGATTTCGAGTAAGTTAAGTGCCGTCTGATCAATATTTTGAGCTGGCGTTCCAGAGCCATCAACTAAGAATGTATTTGTCGCGGCGTCTTGCGTACTGCCGGCCCAATAGTCAACCCCTCCGATTGAGAAGCTATCTTGAAACTCTATGCTTACCGTAGCAGTGGCGAGCGCATCTTCAGTCATTTCGACAGAATTCGGACCCAAGATATTTAGAATGAATGTATCATCAGGAATTCCAGCCCCTTTGATTCTCATCCCCACACGCAGTCCACTTGTGTCCGCAATGTTCGAAAGAACATCCGATGCGCTCACCGTATCGACCGAAGCATCAACGTAAAACCCTAGTGAAGGCGCCTCAACTGAGATCAAGGCGAGTGAAAGGCGCTGCTTCTGGCGGATGTTCGCGTAGAACGCAGAGCCTTTGAAAATATCCATATCCAGCGCAAAAGGAGGCTCGTCGTTGGAGTTCGCGATACCCTCGATCGATGGCGAAGTGTAAAGCGTTGTCCGCATAAGCGAGTAAGGAGTTTGATCTAAAACCGTGAATGACTTAGCCGTAATTTCTCCGGCAGAAGGATTTCCCTCAAGCACCAATTGGAGCTCATCGCTTGGCGTGTCGCCCGCCGTGAGTGTTCCGAGAGATCGGTAAATCTGATAAAAGTATTCGGTCGTAATTGTATCTGGAATCGTAAACGTGAGGCTTACGTCTCTGGTACCGCCGGATGAGTTTGAAACCACAAGGCGCTGGCTTGGCGAGCCGAGAAGAAGATTGTTATTCGCATCTTTGTAACCCCAAACGAGTCGGTAGGCGACAGCACTATCGTCGGCTAGAAATCCGACTGAGCCCGAAACCGCGCCCTGTCCACCGAGAGCTTTCACCACGCCTGCTTTCCTTGGCGCTGAAGTCAGACTATCGATTTTGAAAACACCTTGGTTTGTCGTAAAGTAGAAGTTTTTGAGAGCCTCTAGGCTTCTCATTTTGTATTGAGCCGCGGGATCTACGTATGTCCCAGGGTAATCAACCCACGCTCCGCTTCCTGAATCGTAAGCCAGCTTGTTTTCGTAGCTCGCAACCAAAGATGAGGCATAGTTAAAAATCTTGTTCACTGGGCCTAGCGCTTCGCCGTACTGAGTTTGACCTCTACGCGAAACAACGAGGTTCTTCGTAGGAATTACGAGGTTGTCGGCAACCTCGAAAGCACCTTGCGGAATTCCTGACAAATTGTTCGGACTCGTATAGAGCCCGCGAAGCTGAAGATCTAACTTTTGCTGAGCCACTTACCAGCCCCAATATCTGCGACGAATTCCATTCTGAAGTCTTAATCCGCCCGATGGATTCATGACTTTTTTAACGGAGCCATCAACTCTCTGAGAGATCATAGTTAAGAGATTCTTTTGTAGGAGATCCGCCTTCGCTTGAGCGACCTTCATTCCTTCCCCATCTCCCAGACCCTCAAGGGCTTTCACGGCTGTCAGTTGAGCTAGATAGGGATGAGCCTCAACCGGCACTTGCGGAACTGCCGAATAGCCTTGCTGAGAAATGTAATCGCCGACCGCAATTCCTTCGACCGAATCGAGAATCACTGAAGGCGAACTTGATCCAACGACCGTGGTTGCATAATTTGTAATTTTAAAGTTTGGAACAGATGAAACACTGTTCAAAATTGTTCCAGGCAACCAGTCGTTTGGAACGAAATCCAAAACAATCGAGTTCGTATCAACATCGATCGACTGAACTTGCCCGTAATTAGTCGTGTCTGTCAGAACGAGAGTTCTCTCGTAGAAATAAAGTCTCATCATCGTGTTCACTGGAACCGACGTATTTGGATAGAGAATGATCGAGTTTCCTTGGACGTAGAAACCGGCCATCGTATTGAAATTTGTGAATCCAACCCCAGCAATGACATCGAGATCAATGCGCGGAAGATTCACGAGAATTAGCGGGCTTCCTTGTTGTACGTAACAAACAGAGCGGAGTTTTGCGCCGACCGCCGTGGCTGGAATATCGATGACACCGTCGGCGGGACTTAGAACATCAACTTCCTTCACGAAATACTCTTCGCGAGTAGACATGATTAACGGCACGACTTCGCCTTGTAGCTCATCGTTTGCAAGCGCAACAAAATCAGCCGCCGTGTAGGTCAACTGACTTGTCGGCACGCTACAGCGCCGCTTGATATTCTTGATTAACTCTTCGGTGTCATACTGAGGAAGCATGGGCTTAAGCCCTTAGCTTCATGAGTCTGCTTTTCAGTTTCTCTTCTGGAGATTCAGGTTCGAGGCCATCCATAGCCTCTGGGTCTTCGCCTTCCATGGAATCCATATCATCCATGGATTCGCCCGGAATTTCGCCCTCTATTTTAACTACATCAACCGAAGGCTTCTCGCGACCGAGGCGTGAACTTAAGTCGCTCTCGTCGTATTCCATCATGCCTTGAAGCTCTTCCATGAGTTCCGCGATAACTTGCATCTTTCTGTCCATGATTACTCCTTATCGCCTTTAGCGAGGACGTAAGTGTTTGCGACGTAAGAGCCGCTAGAGCGCGCGTAAGAGACGCGGTACCATTTGTAGAGTGGGCGATCCGCTCCGACTGCGAATGCACCGTTTCCGGTTACACTTGTTGTCGAACCGACTGCGATGACATTTGTTTTGTCGAGACTTCCTTGAAGCTGAAGCGTTGTACCGACTGGTGTAGCTGATGCCGAAGCGACAGTTACGAATGCGATTGAATCGCATCCTGAAACATCCACCCAAGCTCCGCTTTTAGCGCCATCAACTGTAAGCGCTGGATCTACGAGTTTTTCGACCAAGTTAAATTTCATTCAAGACGTCCTTTATTAAACGTAAAATTCTTCAACGATAATGCATCCCGAGCCGCTTGCGCCGCCTGGCGCTCCTCCCACAGCAGCGCCTCCTCCGGCGCCCGAAGCACCGACCGCGTATGCGTATGTTGAACTCGGGGAATTGATAACGACGTCAACGTAACCACCGGCACCGCCGCCGCCGCCCGTGAAGGTACTAACTCCTACGACTCCGGCACCGCCGCCGCCTGAACCTGAGTTCACGATCGCAGCAGTTCCGGTACTTCCCGAACCACCACCGGCACCGCCCATAGGCGATGCTGATCCCATCCCGCCGATCATGATTTGAGATGCGGCACCAGAACCAAATCCGGATTGACCACTGCCTCCTGGCGCAACGACACCCGTTAGGCCCGTTGCAGTCGCAGAGCCGCCGGCTCCACCACCACCAATGTTGTAGACACTTCCTCCGGCGCCGCCCACGCAAGTGATGAGAGACGAGCCAAAGGTCGTCGTGCCGCCGGTAGCTCCGGTAGACGCGCCAGTTCCCGATCCGCCTGAACCGCCACCACCACCACCGGCACCGACTGCGCGAACTCTGATCCATTTACAGTTAGCCGGAGTCGTGTAGGTGCCAGAGCCAGAAGTGAATTTTTGGATTGTTGGAGATGTAAACATCGCCGCGACCTGGGGAACCGTTAGGTCGGCAGCATTTGCAGTGCCGCCAGTGTTGTTTCCCTTAATAGTGTTCGTCGCCATTTGAGCGAGCTTCGCGTTAGTCACGTTGTTGTTGGTAATTGAAGTTGTCGTGACTGCGTTAGCAGCGAGAGATCCGGATAGCTCCGAAAAATCGATCTGTACCCACGCAAACTGCGTAACCGCGAGACCGTTTCCGTAACTGCGCAGATACATGTGTGTAGCGGTTTGGTTTCCAGAAAGAGCTGCAGCGACGTTCGAGCCGTTTCCGGCAACGATGGATCCGAAGTTGAGTGTCGCTAATTTTGAAAAAGCGATTGCCGCGGCAGAATCGACGTCCGCATTTACGATAGTTGCCGGAGAATCCTTAATAGTTTTTCCGGTCGTGCCGTTTAATCTCGCGAATCCATTGTTCGTAGAAGACGCGGGACCTACGACATCGCCTGCTCCGGTTGGAGAAGTCCAAGTGCCGTCTGCTGCTAAGTATTTATTTGAAGCCGCGTCGCCCGCCGCCGGTGCGGGAACCAAACCCTTTGTTCCGCCGGATCCAGAATCACCGACAAAGTTCGAAAGAAGTGCTGTCGCTTGCGCTCCAGTTAAATCTTCCACGTCTCCAGTGCCAGCAGTCGTGCGACCTTTGATGGTTGCAGTCGCAACTTGAGCCAGCATCGCGTTCGTAACTTTGTTCGCGCCGATAGAAGTGACGCCAACGCTACTAATAGTCACGTCTCCGGACATCGCAACCGCTGTGGCTACGTTCGCGACTGAACCAATGAGCAAATAGCCTGCAGTCAGGGCCGCGAGTTTTGAGAAATCGATCGCCGCCGAAGCGTTGATCATTGAATTTAAAATAGAATCAGATCGAACATCGGCTGACAGATTCGAACCTGCAAGCGTGAGATCAATCGTTGAGGTATCGGCTACGGTGATTTCCGTTTGAACCGGATCACCCCCGATTGAAATGCCGGCACCGTCAAACGTAAGAATGTCGCCTGCACCGATCGCTAGACTTAAATCGGCGTCATTTGCTTCATTTCGCCAGTTAACTAAGTCTGAAAACGAAAGCCGGATTTGGCCAGTTGAGGCTACGTCGGCTGAGCGTGATTTAAAATAAACTGACTTCAGGCCGTAAGTAGTTCCGAAGTCAGCCTCTGCGAGAAGCTGAAACAAGCCGCCTGCTTTTTGAAGCATTCCGGTTGTTACCGCTTGCGCCCAGTCAGTAGCGTCGGCGCCCCATGAGACGTCATCCACTTCCGGATAGTCGTAGGCAACGCCGTTGATCGATAATGGGATTGCGATAAGAGCCCCCTAAAGCAGACGAATTTCAGTTAGCGAAGATCAATGCTGTAGGCTGTGCCGTCGGCACCGCTCGCGAGAGAAACGATTGTCGTGTTTGAAAGGTTGACGTTTGCCATGACGAGACCGTTCCCGATCTTTCCTGGAACAACTGCCGAAACTGTCACAACTCCCAGAGCAGACGTAGCCGTCACGATGCCCGCAAGACTTGTTGCTGCGTTAATTGCAGACGCCAAGTTCGCTGCGACCGTTGCCGGAGTGCTCGAGATGTTGAATTGGTTTCCAGTTGCGCTCGAAGTAACGGCCGTAAACGTGACTCCAAAAAGAGTGCAAGTTTGACCGTTTGTCGGACCAGTTGATGCAAAAGTGACAGTGCCCGCGGCTTTTACAGCGCCAACTTGAAATTGGAGAAGAGCGCCTTGTTGTGCTCCGCCAATCAATCCGCCGATGTAATCAGCAAAGCTATTTGCAGCGTCGCGTCCGCCCATTGCGAGATTGCAGACACTCTTAAAACCCTCTGCTGATCCGTTCGAGGTGATGATGAGCCGTTCAAAAGAAGCCATGTAATTTCCCTCTTACAAAGTTAAAGAGAAGGTCGGGAAAAACCCCGACCCTCTCTCAAGAACGAGCGATTAAGCAGCGTTTGAGTTAACGACGCCTGTGCCGTAAACAGCTTGCGCCGGTGCTTCTACGAAGATCGCCTGGTTGGTGTAAGCGCGAAGGCCAACACCGGCTTTACCTGGGATAGTGAAGAAGATTTCGTCTGCCGGTTTCGTCGGGTCGTTCAATGAAAGCTCACGAGCGCCGATGCGCATGACCTTTTCGAGAGGGAAGATAAAGAAGTCGCCTTCTTTAACGATGTTGTAGCTGATGATCTTGATCGATCCATTTTGCGAGTAATACTCGATCTCTTTCGAACCATTCGCGTTCTTACCTTTAGAGTAAGAGCCGTCGAATCTGCGAAGAGCCGCCAAGTTCGAAGCAAGATCCGCCCATGTTGATGGGTTAACAACGAGCACTACATCAGTATCGAGACCGCGTTGAACGGCTTTCGAGACCGCGCTCAAGACTTTCGCCATTGTGAGCTGTCCAGAAGTTGTTACCGAGTTACCCTTCCAGAGGTCGAAAACCGACGCATCGATACCGAAGAGTGATCCGGTGTTTGTAAGGATTTTCTTCAAGCCCGCCATTTCAGCGTATGCAAATGATCCAGCCGAGCCAGAGCATGATCCGTAGAAATGAATGTTGAGTGATTGGGCTTCGATCGCAGTCTCGAGAGTCGTGAGCGTGCCTGCAGTACCTGCCGTACCGGCGGCGAAATAAACCGTGCGCGCATCAACGTCCACTTTTGCGACCTTGAATGAGCGAAGCGAATCGACAGCGGTGTTATCAGATGACTGAACGAAAACGACGTTTGCGTTCTCTGAACCAGTCCAGATACCAGTTGCCCACTCATCAGTATCGATGATGATCGGAAGCATTGAGCTTGCGATTACAACCGCTTGTGCTGCAGCTTGGCCGATATGGTCTGAGCCGTAGAGCATTGCGATTTCTAATCGCTTCTCTGAACTCTTCATCATGTTTTCAAATTTTGTCGACATGACTGATTTGAATGCAGTTGCAGAGTGCGATGCGCGAGCCGCTTGGTTGTAACCAACGGTCGAGTCGAGAACGATGTCTGCGCCCGGAACAACGGCAGATTGCATCGCCATTCCGATAGAGTCGTTCAGTGTGTAAGCATCTTGTGAGTCGAGTGAATAAGTGAAGCCCTGCTCAGCCGCTAGAACAACTGGTTGTTCGTAGTGCTTACCGTTCTGAAGTTCCGAAGGAACAAACGGAATCATCTCCGAGAGTTTTGCGGCTTTTGGGATTAGATCTTCTACGCCTTTTGCGTACGCTACTTTATAGAGTGAGTTCAACGAGCCAGTATCGATAGCCATGCGGCAATCTCCTTCAAAGATTAAACAAGTGGTTTGTAATTTGGTGCGCTTACAGGTGACTTGTTCTTTGAGGGTGGCTCTTGAGCGTCCTAAACAACCTAGTCGGCAGAGAATCCGTTGGATGGCCGTGGCGTCCGAATGACTCTCTGAAAACTAAGTATTAAAATTTGATCATGACCTATTAAATTTTCTCCATTCAGCGGCCGACATTCGTTTTCCGGAGTTCCGAGGTCGAGGCGCTGCCTCACCTTGATCCAATGGCGTTTTCAAATTCGCAGCCGGGTCTTTGAGCCTGGACGTGTCGTAAGTTCTGAGTTTCTGGAGACCTTGATCGCCAAGAAGTTTCATCAGAGTCTCGGCGTCGGCTTCGCCATACAAATTCCGGTGAGCGGTCTCAATGTCTTCCTTAACCAATTGAGCGGCTTCTTTCGGCGTCATCTGGAAATTCATTTTTGCCGCGCGGTGAATGTACTTCGCCATTTCGGCAACGGCAGCCTTAGTCGGCGGAAGATTCGTATCTTTTAAAGCTTCGGTGAACTGTTTCGTGTAATCGTCGGCGAACTTAGCCTTTAAAGCATCGTCGCGCTTCTTGGTTTCCGCATCTCGCTGAGCCTTTTCGAGCTCTTCGTAGCGCTGAAGCTTGGTTTTCGTCTCGCGAAACTCTTTCTCTCGCGGATCCATCATCTCGTCTTCTAATTGAGAGAGAAGAAACTCTTCCGAGAGCTTTCTTGGGTCATGCCCGAGTTTTTTGATAACGTCGAACAGCTTACCCTTGTCTTTCATCATGTTGATGAATTCTTCGGCCTGCTTTTTAGAGGCTTTGCCTTCTTGAAGCATCTTATTGGCAGCTTTTTGATGGGTGTAGCCGCGCTTTAGCTCTTCTTCGTCGACTTCAATCTCTTGTCCGTCGACTTTTAGCTTATGTTTTCGCATCGCCTCGGCTGCAGCTTCTTTTGCAGGGTTTCCCGCGGCGACTTGAGCGCCCGGAACTTGCGAACCAAGCGCTTTCGGGTCTTGTGCCGGCGCTAGGCCTGGATCATTTGTTGGAGCGGCACCTGGCGCGCCTCCTGCGCTTACGTCTGACATATCTATTCTCCCTTAGCCGTCATTTAAGTTGGGCTAGTAAATTAAAGTTTCTTCGTAAGTAGTGTTTGCTTCGCTTGAGCGTGAGCGCCGTACTGCATAGCTCTGAACACGACAGTTGGAATTCCAGTTGTTGCGTATGCCACGCTAAAGCCCTGCTCTTTTGCTTCTTCTAAGAGAGCATCGACCACGAGAGTGATACCTTTAGCCTTCAATTCGACGTCAGCTTTCGGATTTGAAATCAGATTTTCGAGATAACAAATCGAGCTATCGGTCTGATAAAGGAAATAGGCCGCGACCCCGTCTACGATAAACCCAGTCTCTGGAAACTGATGCTCTTCGTAGTCGGTTCCGTAGCCTTCTCGAGCCCAGTTAGCTATCTGATCAAAGTCTTCTCTCTCGTAGCGCCGAACAGTCATGACGCCTGCATCCCGTCGATGATTTCTGCCGACTGCTCATCGGTTCCTGCCGGCGCGCTCGGCATATTCGGCTGTTGAATAGCTTCTGCTTGCTGAGCAACGGGTGGTGCACCATTTAGCATGTCTGCAGTTCCGCCGTCGCCAGCGCCCATGGGAGGTGCTGCTGGAGGGACCATAATCTGATGGCCAAGCATCTGAGCCATCATCTGGTAACCAGGAGACTGAGCCATCGTAATGTGTTCTTGAATGTGAGCGAGCGAGACCTGCATCGATGGGCTGTTGCCGTCCTTACGAGCTTCTGGAGAAGCCAGTACCGTACTGTGCTCTAAGATATGCTGAGCATGGTTGTCGGTAATAACCACTCGTTGCGGTTTGCCGTCGGCCAACTCTTCGTTCTCTGATTTGATCAAGAGAAGCTGTGCCTGTTTCCCTTCGATCACTGGCTCAAGGCGTCCTGTCGTAACGACTTGGATGTATTGATCGGGATTGGAAATCATTCCTTTTTCCATGAATGCATCGGCTAGGTTCACTCGGCCCGCTGTTGTGCGAGTCATTGGATTTCCCATATCGACCATCACGCGGTTGATCGCGCCTAAGTCTTCGCCTACGAATTCACGCATGAGCGGACGGTTCGATTTTCCAGCAATCGCAGCGACGCGAGGAACGGCAGCGAACGTCTTTAGGATGTTAACGGTTCCAGTTCCGAGGTCTTCCACGAGTTGCGCATATGACTGCTGAAGGCTCATTGAAAATTGAATTGCCATCGATTGAACTAGTGCGAGTGCTGCGCCAGATTTCAACGAAGACTCTGGGTTTCCACGAGCTACCGAGTTGACGCCCGAAATCGTCTCGCCGAGCTTCTCAAGCATGTCGATGAAACTGAAGATCTCTGGAGGAGTTGAAGTCAGGTTCAGCGCCTCTGGCTTACCCGTCTTCGGATCGTATTCCATGACGTTTAAGCCGCCGGACATTTGCGAAGTAGAAAGATCATGGCCTTTTGGAACCAAGATATTTTGAACGCCGAAAGTTGCCTGGTTCGAAATTACGGTTGAGTAAAGTACGTCGATTGCTTCTTGAATCGGCAAAAGGTCAAAACCAACCGTGTAGCCGAAGATAGTTCCTGTTTCCTCATCTGGTGCAATTCTATAAACGTGCGTCTCTTCGTAAGGAATCGGACCGTCCATGAGAACGGTGCCGTTGCCTAAGACGGTCGTGTAGCGGCCTTGCGGAAGCGCCGGAGTCGGCTTGTGTAGAAGCGTGAAGACCGCAATGTTGTCGGACTCTTCTAAGCCCAGAACAGTCGTTACGGTCGTTTTATAGGTCTCGATGGTGTCGATTGAGTCTTCTAGAATTTTATCCGCAATGTCTGGAAACTTAGCGGCAAGCGTGAACTTGTTTTGGAAGTCTCTTAGAATGTACCAGTCTTCAAGAGACGCTGACTCTTTCGAGTAATCGCGAATCACGTTGAGCGGAGTGTAATTCGTGTAGCGCATGTCTCCTTGATAAACAGGTGCGCCGGTCGCAGTTTTTCCGTAGATATCGCCGTTTGTTGCGTCCCATTCGGCTCTAACAAAAGCTTCTGAGAAAATAAGCGCATCTTTAACGCCGGTCTTGATGTAGCGCTCAAGCTTCTTCTCTCGCATATAGTAGTCGAGAAGGCCGGCTGCTAAGATCACTTGGCTCTGAGATTTAACGTCTGAGTTTGTAGCTCTTGGCTCGAAGTTCGGACGCTGTTGAACCGTCATCGTCTCAAGATGCAGAAGAAGATTTCGGTAGTGGTTAACCGAGAGCGAAGTTAATTCGCCCTGCTGGCCAGTTGGGTTCAGCATTCCGCCAGTCAGGCGCGGCCGATAGTAGTAGCTCCAAGATCTGCGCATAAGGTCTAGGCGTCCCGACATCGTCAGGAACTCGTAGAAGTCTTCAACCTTGTCTAAGATGTTGTTGGCGATCTCTTTAGGCTCAACACTCGCCCAGTACGGCTTCATAGCGTTTTGATTCATTTAACGCCCTCTCTTCCGTACTGAAGTATTAAAAGCCGAGCGTTTCGGAGCTAAACTTTGTTGAATAGTTCTGGAGTTGTGGCTGGACTGCTTGTCTTTGATATTTCCGAGCCAAGCCTTATGGTTTTCAAACCCGTGGCTGGCAGGAATCGGATTCGTTCCTTTTGCCAAGTTTCGAACCAAGTAAATGAGTGCGGCTAAGTGATCAAAGTGGCCGTACACAGTTGATCTTGCGAATGCCTTTTTCTTGTTATCCCAAACGCCGTACTTCAAACATCCAATGAGCTGCTTGCATCTTGGGTTAACGATGATTTGGCCGGCTTGAACCATGAGCCTGACTTCGTTGATCATGGCTTCGAGAGAATCTTTGTTCGTCTCTATGAATGTCAGATTGTGAAGCGCCGAGAAATCGAGCATCATAATCGGCCAGTTATTGTCGGAAACACGCCTGAAAGGAATTGGGTTGTTGTTGTAATCCCTTTTCTCTTTCCCGTCCTCATCCAGGTTGTCCCAGATTTCTTTCTCTTTCGCTCTGATGGCTCCTGCTAAGAGAGACGTATTCATCTCCGGGCCGTTCATCTTCATTTCATCTTCAATGACGAGGGCCGCTCGCTTGAAGTCGTAGTAGCCGAAAATCAGAGCTGTGAAATCCTTCACTCCTAAATCCATGCCGTCATACTTGTGGTAATACTGGTAGAATTCATCGCGTTCGAGATCTTGAATAAACTTGTCATCCCATTCCGGAATGATTGATAGATCAGAATCAGTGATGAGTTCGCACAAGCACTCACGCCTGAATGTCGTGCTTTCTCGCCCACCCATTTCTTTCGCCATTCGTTCAATATCGTCTTCGGAAATCAGTGGGTTTGTATGGATGTCGAGCTTTACGTAAGAACCCTCTGCTTCCGCTTTCTGGATGTAATCGACAAACGGATGCGCAGGCGTGGAAGGTGGCGTAGAAATAAAAATGATTTTGCAATTAGGTCTGTGGAGTGTCGCTGGAATGATGACTGACTTATAGATGTAGTCGAGATTCGTTACGAAGCCACACTCGTCGATAATAATGAGATCAAGAGTGTTACCGCGAAGACCGTTAGGGTTCTTATCCAGGCCAACGAGTTTGATGCGTGAGCCATTCGGATAGATGTAGAAGTTGCCGACTTTTTTCGGCTTACATCCTGGCGGGGCATCATCAATGATTTTCTCAAACGCTGGAATAATGAAATCGACGAGATCTGACTGAAATGCAGCCCCATACCGGATTTGTGCCTTAGAAGTTTTAATCGCAACTTCATTGGCCTTCGTTACCGCCCAGTATGATTTGCCCCACTGGCGAGAGCAGTTTCCAACAAAAAGTTGTCCCTTCGCATCGTTGAAGACTTGATTCAAAATCTCTTGGGCTTTGTGAAGCTTCCATTCGAGACTTCCCCTTAGCCAGAGCTCTCGCTTAGCAAGATCGATTGCGGCATTCACGAAGCCCCGTCATGGTCTTTCACTAGTTTGAGAAGTGTCTCGGTCGGCGTTCCCTCAAGCTCTTCTGATGGATCATCGCCCACGTCTTCTTCGATTTCTTTTGGCTTAGCCTGGCAGAATGCGAGAAGATCTAAATAAATGCCGATCTTCGCGCTCGGATACATTTGGTCCTTGGCATCCTTCTTCGCGTCTTCTTCTAAGATGCGCAAAATTTCAGAAACCGGATGCAGTCCTGCTTCAGCTAAGACCGAGGCAGTCGTCTGGAATTTGGCTTTGTTTGGAACGCCTTTTTTGCGACCCGCTCCTTCTGGGCGACTCATTCCTTTTTGGAATTTCATGCAGCTGCCTCACACGATTGAATTCTACGTTTTGCAATCTCCATGTATTCAGCACTCAACTCACACCCGATGAATCCAAATCCAAGGCCAATAGCTGCACAACCTGTTGAGCCACTTCCCATGAATGGATCGAGCACGACTCCAAATTCAGGAGTGATGAGCTTGATGAGATACTGCATGAGTTTGATTGGTTTGACTGTTGGGTGAATATTTCCTTCACCACGATCTTTCTTAGAAGCTTTCGCGCAATAGAAGAAACGTGAGGCCCCACCTGAATCACCGAAACCGGACATCTGAGTTCCTGGCTCACGAGATTCCGCACCAAATGCTGCACCAGAATTTCCCCCGCGCTTGATGCCAGGCTTACCCGAAGTTAATGAGCCACTCTGCTCATCAAGCAAACCAGCCGTGAATTCGTCAAAGATCACGTTTGCGGGGAAGCGGCCTTCAGTTGAGTCAGCTACGGCTTTCGAACCGTTAAGCCCTTCGCCGTATTTTCCATTGCTAGCTAGAGCTGACGTGGCCTCTCTAACCGGCTTCAGTGAGCCCGCACCAATGCGACCCGCATCGACATTGATTCCGCCAGTTCCATGCTTGAGGACATTCTTGGCGACGGTTGATTCGCTGATCGGCTTACGAGCTAACGTGAAGAATTCAGTGGCAGGTTTGAGAGATGTTCCAAATCCTTTGAATCGTTCATCGCCGGTAGCTTTTTCTAGGTTGTGAGATTTGGGAAACCCACTTCCATAATGCCAGCAGATAACATCTCTGACTTCAAAGCCAGCATCCTCAATTTTCACAGCCATTCGGTGTTGAGTCCGAGTCCCGCAAGCTGCCAACATATGGCCACCTGGTTTAAGGACTCTGAGAACTTCGCGCCAGATATCAGCACTTGGTACGTCGTAGTCCCATTTCTTTCCCATGAAGCTGAGACCATACGGCGGATCGGTGACGACCGAATCGACAGAGTTATCTTCGAGTGTTTTCAGTGTTTCGAGGCAATCGCCTAGGAGTAGGATCACCGCATGCCTCTCGGCTTAAACCCCGCAACCAAATTCGCTTCGGATAAAAGCTTTTTAGCTTCTTCGCCGGTTTCGGAAATTTTAAGCATGTCTGCTGTAATCTTGTTTTGAACCTCAACGACCTTCTCCATCGCGAGCTTTAAATCAGCGACGTCGGTGTCTTTCGACTTCCGATCATGCCGAAACGCTTGGATATGGCCAGAAATGACGATGCATAATAATGCAACTGAGATGAGAACAACCCATTCCCAAGTCATTTAAAACTCCTGATCAATGAATGTAGAAACGAACGCGATCTTCGCTGACTCTTCCGCAATCTGTTTCAGATTTGGCTCATCAACTTCGATCTTCAAAACTTCTTTGCCTTGAGTCGTTATTGTGTAACTCACCCATGACATTGAGCCCGGCCTAATCGGCGCGTAGCCAACGGACTTGATGATCGGAAGGTCTTCTTTGCCTTCGAACATCGTCTCCATAATATGCGGCTCACCATTCGTTCGAATCACGGGCTGAATGATCGGAAGGTCTTTTAATTTAGGCTTCTGTGCTTTTGCCATCTTGTGCTCTCTGTTCTTTCAGTTTTTTTAGCTCTGGAATTAAGTCAGATGATGGATGCGAAACCGCGTCCTCAACCGTTTGTTCGTGGAGCTTCTGAAGGAACGCGAGAGATGCGTTTACGACCTGTAAGGCATTTGTCGGAAACATGCCTTTTTGAATCACATTGAATGTGGTTGCGACCGCTTCGCAAGCGGTCCACTTCTGCTGAAGATCTTCTGGAAGAGTTGCCTCCACGACTTCTTCTTTGACTGCCTTTACGGCTTTTAGCTTTCCTGCTGACTTTCTACTTTTTGCCATTCGAATGCTCCTGCTAGCCGTAAGCGTCCATTAGGATGGCTCGGCTCAAGTGGTTCTAAGTTCTTAAGTATTAAAATCTTTGATTAATTCTTTCGAAAAATGTCTCGGGCGCCTTATCGATGCTCTTCGCCTTATTGAAAAGATCTCGGCTTCTGGCATTATTCCTGGCGTAGCAATCGCCCCTAAGTTCATCGGACGCATGGAGTGCCGACTCATCGCCCTTCTTGATCACATTCTTGTAGTATTCGTTGTTGAATTTGGTGATGTAAGCCAGAAGCGAACGGGACTTCTCACACCCATCGTTTAGAACTTTCGCGAGCAACTCATATGAGAGTTCATCGTCGATATAGCCTCTGGCAGACGGTCTGTGACCGGCTTTGAAGGCTCCAAGAAACTCTTTGGGTATTAAAAAATCTCTCACTTACGCTCATTTTCCGAACTGAGCGCGGCTTACCCTAAGTAAGCTTTTAGATTACTTCGAATAATCTTGAGATATGCCCAACATAGTTGGAATATTTAGGCATGACGAGCCTGCCAAAAATGAAGCATCTAAAGGAAAAAAAGAATCTCTCAATCAAAGTCGATAAAGAGATCGAAGAGCTTTACCGCACTGGACGAAATAACGGCTGGGACGTGTCCGAAATCGCGCGCGCAACGCTGACTGAGAAGTTCACCAAGATTGCGAATCAGCTAAAGACTCAAGCGTCGTGAACGCCGGCAGAGAGTTGGATGCGCTTATTGCCGAGAAGCTGTTTTTGAAACTTTACTTTCCATGAGTCGTAGCTTGAATGAAGAGTGACATCGCCATAGTCTCAGATTTAGTAAAGCGCCACTTTAGAAATGAGCAAAACTCATGGCCCGAGCTTTTAATGCCTGAGCATCTAAATTTAGACTGGACAGCTTTCGTGTCTGTTTATGGGCCAATCAAAATTACAAGATATAGCGGCATGACGTGGAAATTAGTCGAACTCGGATCTCGAAGTTGTAAGCTGTAGCTTGAATGAAATGCTGTAGCTCAATTGGCGGAGCAGCGGTGAAGAGTGTTGACGGCGTGCACGCTGGGCAGCTCGATAGTAGCCGGAGGTCGCGGGTTCAAGTCCTGCCAGCATTTCCTTGAAGCGGCGGTGTTGAAAGCTGTGGTGAGCTTGGTCGATGTCAACAGTACGGCTGTTGGTCTTCTCAGAGTAGCCACTGGAGAAACGCAGTAGAGATTCTGTGGAATTCAGCTTGCTTCGCGTGAAGGATGGTAATCCCGGTTCAAGTCCGGAGTTCACGCGGGGCCGCTTCAACTTTCACCTAGCCCGATGTCTTGCTGGCTCGCAATATGATCGTTATTTTCCCGTTACTTAACGGGGTTTACGGAACCAATGAACTGAAGCTTCGAGAGCCTGCCCCATGTGATTTCCCAGTGAGCGCACCATTTGCCATCGGTGACTTCGTGACATGGCCAACAATGATTTCTGGGCTTTGTATTGGGCCCGGGTTTTCGTTGTGCAGCGATGCGGACGAAATCATTCGCCGGCGTCATATAGTAAAACCACTTCACTTCCCCTCCAACGCTGCCTTGAGCTTGTCGATACACTTCCCGGTGTTGATCCTCGCAGTATCAGAAACGGTTTCGAATCTGTAGTGGACCAGCCTCATTATCACGTCTTGAATCAACTCCCTTTCAACGACGACCTCTGAATCATCCAAAGCGACAAAGTGTTCGATGATATCGCCGACTGAACCAAACTTGATGGCATCAGCTTTTGATTCGTGAACTTTCATCGCTAGGTATTGGCGCGCAAATGGATGAGATGCCGCCCAGAACTCACGTCTCTTCGGAGCTTCAAGCGTTCCATATTTCATCATGTTGACTCTCTTCATTTCGGAGCGGCTCACTCCCCACCAGCTTTCTTGTCGCGAACAAATGCATTCCGATATTCAAATGGCATTTCGTATCCTTGATCTTCCAACCACTGCTTCCAATTTAGATACTCAGTCTGAAAAGTGCATTCCCGATCAGGCCACGAGAATTTCTTGTCGAGAGTATAAATACCGATGCCGACAACTGGAGCGCCAAGACCATACGTGATTTGATCAATATCGAAATCACGCCAGCTTGGATACACACCCCTCTTCGGCACTCTTGCTTTGTTCACTTCAGTCATAAATCTGCTTCCTTCCTGTCTTCGGATCAGAGTAGTCAATCACTGGAGTTAACATGACTTCGATTGGGGAATCACACCATCCGCAAAGTCCGAATATCACGGTTACATTGCCGACTGGTGCGATGAGTCCTTGATGTTGAGCGCACCCGTGGCAAATCCAATATTTGTCTTGTCGTTCGATTTCTTGGCTCATGATTTCATCCGATCAAGATACTTGACGACCGGTTTTTGAACTCCGACTGCCCATTTTTCTGCACTCTCAACTGAACTGAATGTATTCACATCGCCAGCTTGAATCCAGAACGGAAACCACCAGCGCCAGACTTGAACCTCATAACCAAGATAACGATCGCGTACTATTCTTAGCCTCACTCCCCACCGTCCTTGAGCGCTTCTCTTCTCATCAAGCGAATCTCTGGAGGCAACCAAGACGCTGAACATGCAACCAGGGCCGCCCTCAACTTCTCCCGCTCACGTTTCAGGCTGGCATTCTCAGAGTCCCGAGCGTCGATCATGCCAGAAAGTTTCATCTCGCCTTCTAAGCCCGTGTGCAGGAGGTTCTCGTATTTCTGCTTTAGTTCGGCGAGTTCTGATTCGAGTTCTTGCACGCGACCTGAGTAAACTTTCACGAAGTCTTTTTGCAGCTCAAGCTTGAATTGAACCGCTTCCAATTCCTTCGCGGAGTAATCTCTGCCGAATTTTGCAGCCTCTGAAAACTTAGGATTCGTCGCGCTAGTTAACCAGTCGAAGAATGCCTCCTCGAACTCTTTCTCACTGTCTGGCTGGTTAGATTCGTGGATCATGGTTTGCCTTTCCAAAGTTCGTGCATAACTTGTTGAATTGCTGCGATATCGGCTTTGAGTAAACTCTGTTCGCGAGCTAAATCGGCAAGCTTCCAAGTGTTGTCTCGCAGTTTAGTTCTCGCTTCGTGGAGTCTTTTATTCATGTGATCCCAACCGGCTTGTTTTGCAGCGCTTCGAAACTTTGGGCGGTGATCTTTTTTCTTCTCACCCATTGCCTGTCTCCTCGTCAGAGTTTTCGATCATCTCACTTCTAGAAACCAACTCAGAATCCCAGCGACCTGATACGGAAATGTAACTAACGCACTGTAGTCCTTCGTGTTTGAAGCCAGCGTAACTTTGGAAGTTAGAAGGTTTCGCTCGATACCTGTAGCAGATCATTCGCGAAGGACATTCGTGGTCCTTGCACATTGAGATGTCTGGCATCAGCTCTCCTCAATCGCGCGCTCTAGGGGTGTGCTCATGGTCCCTTCCGTTTCAGTCTCGCACCTGTGAAAGTGTAGCCCTCAGTTCCATTTGACATACCGCCTGAATGAGAAAGATGTCCGCGCGCCTGTCGAGCAAGCTGTTTTCTTCTCTTCTCAGTTTCAGCGAAGATTTCAACTCTGACGGCTATCCATACGTACCTAGTTTTCATCACACACCGTCTTTCACTTTTGAGAGGAACTCGCGGGCTTTTAAACGAATTAAGGCTTTGAGTTTCTCTGGTTCGCAGTCTCCTACAACCCAAGTTGTCTCTTCCATCTTTCGAATCACCTCAAGCGCCTCCTCCAACTGAGCCTGCATCGAGACGTAGTCAGCAAAGAGAACGTATTCTCCGCGTTCCATTCGTTTGATTTCGTGGATGAGAACGCCCCCGATAGACTTCTGCCCGAATCTTCTTACGCTTAGATTCTCAGCCAGCTTCTCTCTCAATTCTGTCTGCTTCGGGGTCATGTGAAATTTCCTTGTTTGATTTTCTCGATAATCGCTTGGTCATAGGCGATCAGAACGCGAATCAAATTTTGTCGATAAGAATTTCTAGGCATGAGAAAGATGCTCAAGTCGATGAGCCAAAGACAGAATGTCATTCTCACACTTCCCCCTTCGTGAGGCGTTCGATGATTGCAGTCAATTCGTGATAGCTATTCTCTAGATCTATTTTCCAGGCATCGTATTTATCACAAGCTTTTACGGATGGTTTTGGAGTGTAGTAGCCGTTGGTGTGGTAGTTATTTGTCGAATCAGAATCATCGGCGAATTCTTTATCGAAGCGAGTGATGACTGCATCAAGTCTTCTGATCTTCGTGAGAGTACGGTTTGTACTCAACCTCATTCTCTCGCGCTCTCGTTTGATGCCGGCGAGGTATATCTGCTTTGACTTCCTGGTTGCAGCCGTTGCTAGAATCGGATCTAGTCCGATACTAACCGCATACTCCTCAGCAGCTTTCTCATCAGCTTCGCTTTGATTTGTGAGGGTCATGCTTTACCTCCAGGCCCCAAAAGAGGCGGCATGTTTCCAGATTGATACGATGCTTCGATTTGGCCTCCGATATTCTGATGAATAGTCAGGCCGTTCGGCATCACGATATGAGCCATAAATTCTTGCTCAAAAGTGGTGATTCCAGATTCAACGCATTCAAGTTTGGCTTTGATTGCGAGAAGCAAACATCGCCAGCGAGTTCTTTCTAACTGCGCCTCTTTCGAGTTCTTAGAATCTTTCGGAAGGGGAAGAATGAATTTTACTCTGCGAGCTTTCATTTCAAATGCAACCACAGCTTGTCCATTACCTTGGCCAAACATGAATCCGTTTGCACCGTATCGCTCTAATGTTTTACGTATTTCCGATTGCGTTCGGTCAACCGGCACTGACGTAGCGCTTGCAAACTTACTCATCACTCTCGTCCTTTGCGTGCTTCAAGAATCAGGGCGTCTGCTATCATTAGAGCCTCGGTGATTGGTCGCTGATGATCCATGAGTTGATATTCAAACTTTTCAGCGGCGGCATTCCAGGTAGAGCTCACCCAGCCATGGGTTTGTTTGTTCGCTAATATCATCGCAGCTATCTCAAGGCGTGAGGGTTCGGGGCGAACTGTCGCGAGATAGTTCATGCCGTTGACGTATCTCAATCTAGTTTGCTCCTCATCGAGGGCTCGGATGGCATCGCCAGTGTTTTCGAATTCGCTCATCACAAAATCTTCCTGTAAAAAACTTCGAGAAGTTCCGCGAGTTCTTTCATGTCTTCCGGGCCGAGTGCAGCACCTTCGCCAGCGTTCTTGTGATGATCGGCACGACTAATCCATGGTCTGTCACCGCCGGTATATCCATCGCCCGGAGGCGCTGTGATAATGAGATCTCCGATAGTAATGACGCCTTCAATTTTGACTTGCATCACTTCACCTCATCGAGAGACAGACCGAATCCGCCATAATAACCGTTGTGCTCATTGTGAGTCGCAAACTGAATTGAACTTTTGTCGCCTTGGATTTCAAGAAAAGCGATCTCATGCTCGCCCCATTCATCGTCGTTTTCTGGCGCCGCGCCTTCCTTAACCTCAATCGAAACTAGCTTCTGTCCGACTAAGTCTCTCGGCTCATCGTCGCAAGTCATGTATCTAGATTCGCAGCATGACTGGCTGTCGTCCCAAATTTTGATTTCAACGCCGTCGTCGAACTTGAGGCGAAACTCGTCTCCGACCAACTCGGCTCCAGTGATTTTCTTACCGTAATAATCACTAGCTGATTTCGGCGAACCGCCACCGAGTGTATGCAACATTGCGCCCATTCCTAATCTGCTCATTTCTATTTCCCTTCACAAGTTAACGTTCAATCTCAGTTTCTAAGCGCACCATCCGACGCCTGCATTTTTATGCAAGACTTGTGAATGGATCATGATATAGATAAATCTATCTAATTTGTCGCATACACTGCTTCATTTCCGTCTGTTAGTTCCGCGAACCGATTCTCCAAGACATCGATTGCCGAGAAGCGTGTTTGAATTTCACGCTCAATGCGCTCAATCTCTGACTTCAGAGCTTCTTGCTGCTCGTGAAGTTCTGAAACTTCGGTATGCAATCTGCGAACGTCGTAGAAGATCTTCTTTTTCTCTGTGAGCATGGCGACCCCTCTCATGTAGCTGGACCAAATCCATTTGGTTCCAAGTGCTAAGAAAACGAATATTGAAACAATACTGAGACCAACAAGGATGCTTGTGGCCAATGGAAACCAAAGTGCTTTCGTCACGCGCTCACCTCGCTTGTTTCCCTGATCACCTTCAAAATGCGAGCATCAGTGAATTGATCCCGCGGCATTTCACAAACGCGAGACCAACCTCCTAGCGCCTTGATCCAAGTCCAGCGATAATCGCTAAGCCATGCGCGTGCCTCATCGCCTCTATTAGCCCCGAAGGTCTGAATGGCGGTTCTGATATGGCCAAGCTCGTCTGAAGCAGCTGGCGCCTGCCTGACGTTGTTTGAAGGCTGTGTTTTGCGGTAAGACTCCCAGCCCCGTTTAAGCCAGTTGGTAAAGAACTTGGCGAAATCAGATTTCGGCGCTTTCGCGGAGTTAGCCAGACACCACAGCCCAGCCGATTGAATTTCTCTTTCAACCCAGGCCTGGTCAGAATAAAGCGCCAGCCATGCGTGTTGAATCTCTGGCTTTACGTGCAAGAGCATTTCTGAAGTTGATTTATCAGTTTTCAAAATAGCCGCCGGAGGCGTGCCGTTATGCCCTTCTTCTATCTTCTTCTTTATCTTTATCTTCTTCTTTATCTTAGGCGCGCTAGCTGCGCGCTCCGTGCGCGCGCGCTTAGAGTCTCTATCCAATGATTCCAGTAACTTCGGCATTGAGCACACGATTACGTCTTCACGAGCTTCGAACGAGGTCAAGCCTAGGTCCGAGGTAGCTTGAAGGTAGGTAAGGGCTTGCTTGCGGTTACCGAACCCTAAGCTAGTCATGAGGTAGCTGATTTCAAATTCGAAAACACAGTGCTTTTCGCTGAACTCTTCTTCTTTCTGTTTTTCCAATTTTTCGCCGCAAAGCTCGACAAGAGCCCAATATCGTCCGAGCGCAGACCAACCATGTCGGGCGCGCAATCGGCTCAAAGATTTTCCGCGAGTCGCATCAGTAAAGTGCTTGATGAATTTCATTTCAGCGCCCTCCCCAGAACGCGGAAGGTGTGTTGAAACCTGAAGATGAATTCCCGTCTTTTTCCCGTGTCTTCCTCGGGAAACCCGGAGCGAACGAAGGAAATGCCGGGAAGATTGGCATTCGGTAAGTAGTGGATCGGATTGAAACGCTATAGGTTTGAGATGGTGCACTCGAGTGGATTCGAACCACTGACCTGCAGCTTCGGAGGCTGTAGCCTTCCAGTTTTTCGAATCCTCGCAAATCCTTATTCTGCATGGGTTTTTCCTGATTTTCGAGTGGTCTTGCTTTTTTGAATTCCCGTCTTTTTCCCGTCTGCTTTGCGGGATTTAGCGGGAATCCCATCAGAGATCAGGGCATTTTCTAAGCCCGCAAACTTAACGACTTCTTCCAGCCCGCGAAGGTCATCAGCATTGAAAGTAACGTACCTTTGCGATTGGACCTTGATCGAAGCACCCGCCATTTTCTCTCTTTGCATGTCGGTGTGCGCTGTCGACTTGTTCGCGTAATATTCGTAGGTAGCACGAAGGTCATGGGGTTCGATTAGGCCCTCAAGACCAGCCTTTCTTAATACCGTATGCCATGATTTTGAGATGCTATCCGAACCCATGTGGCGATTCGGTTGACCTCGCTTCGGATATACATAGGGAGTGTTGATACCCGCTTCTAGCTGGTCACTCTGGATCTTTAGAAGTAGGTTCAACACGAATGGGTTGATGGGGACCGGACGTCCTTTGCGCGTTCTCGTTGTTTCGTCGTGAATGTAGAGCGATCGATCCGCGAAATGGACATCCTTCCACTTTAAGTGCATCTGCTCAGAACGACGCATTCCCATGAAGAGATACATCGCAATAAAGAGCAGTGTCTTACCTTCTGCATTTTTAATGAGCGCCGTCATCTGATCCGGTGTAAGAATCGGTCGTTTTCTTACAATCACTGCCGGAATCTCAAACTCTGGCAAAACGCGGATCATACCTTTTCGTTTTGCCCAGCGCAGGAAGCCGCCCATAACTTTGCGATGGTTTTTTAGATCAGCAACCGTGGCCTGATTACAGTATTTTTCCCAAAGCGGATCCGTAATGTCAGAAAAGAATTTGTTTCCAAAGAACTGCAGCAGGTGCTTGTTCCAAATCGTGTCTATCTCTTTGAGAGTGCCGCCAGCCAGCTTCCTTCGCCCAGCGATTTTGCCATCATGCTGATCTTGTCGAAATTCACGGTATTCGCCGTATGCATGTTTAAGCCTGGCTCTGAAAGACTCAGCGCCGAGTGCCTGGCGAAGCGATTCATGGGCATCACGCGCTTTGATAGCCTGAAGCTCAGTCCTGAATTGCCCTAAGACCTTCTCGTCATCACCTCGGCGATAGCGATATACGCTCCCAACCCGATACAGGTTCGGTGCAATTTTAATCCTTTTTGGACGTGTCGCCTCACTCATGATTCAAAGCTCCTTAGCCTGCTCGCTCGCGGAGTTCTTTGTCTCTAACTTCGTTCCAATCTACCATAGGATTTCGTGACGGTCCGTAGCGCTTATATTTATTTGCAGACAGCCGATTCTGAATCGTCTTCTTTGAATACGGTGGCTTGTCTAACTTCCAAAGGGCCTGAAGTCGCAAGACGCATTCCTCCAATGAAATCAAATCGGCTGATGAAATATCTGGTGCTCTTTTTAATGCCATTATTTCTCCTGTTTTGCGGGCGCTAAGCGTTTCCACTGATCGCCAAACCTCAATCCCGCCGTTTCCAACATCACATCCATATCTTTGATAAAAGCAGGAATCAGCGTTTCGAATTTCTCGATCTTCTTCTCATCTCTCTTCACTTCGAGAAAATGAAGCGGCTTTGAAAGCATACGTGGATCAAACTGAACAACGTCCCAAGACTTTGCACCCGTAACCCACATTTGAAATTGAATCTGCCAATCGTATTCAGGCTTGAGCTTCTTCTCTGTTAGAAATTTCACGTAGTTCGCTGAGTTCGAGGGACATTTGATTTCACAGCCTTTCGTGTCAGATACGAAGCCGTCCGGAGAACATCCGATGCGAAACGTTTCATCTTTGAAAACAAACGGAAGCTGAGTAACAGTTTGGCCAGTCGTGAATTCATAGCCAGCGCGGGCCCCATCTTCGTTCGCGTTACCCCAGTCGAGATGTTTAGAGGAAATCTCTTCGATCAAGCCGGTTCCGATTTGCGCGACAAGATCCGCCATGTAAGTCAGGCGACCGTCGGTGTCTGCTCCGGCTACCGCTTTGGATGCGTTTGAAGCTGAGATCACGCCGAGTTTTGCGGTAAACCAAGCGTCCGAGCCTTGAGATGAGCTGGCTAATGAAAGGCCGAACTTGTTTTCGAATGCCGAGAGCGTTGCCTTGATTTCTGTTAGTGACTTCATTGCGCCGCCTTTACTTGTTTCGGAGCTACGCTCTTTAGAAATGTTTGAAGCTTCAAGATTTCCAAATCAGCGAGCTTGTCGAGACTCTCGATATCGCGCTTAAATGCGCGCACTGAATAATCGAGAAGCTCTTTCTCTGTACGTCCCGATTTAGCGAGTAATTCCCGAAGCGCCGCAAAAGAATGTGCGCGCTGATCTTCAGAAGCTTTCGGAGCTTCAATCACCGCTGGATTCGCTTCGCTGTCGAGTTCCAAAAGATTCCGAACCTCAATTGGTTGATCTTTGCCGGACGGCCAATCCTTCCGCGCCCGACGAATCATGGTCTTCTTCACCATTTCACGCCACTCTGTATCGGTTCCGAACCAAGGACCAACGCCTTTTTTGAAAGCTTCAGATTTTGAAGCAATCTCTTTCACTTCAACAAGCGTCATAGTGCTCGTTATGAAGTCGCCGCTCGGAAGTTTAGCTACACAGTAAACTCCATTCGGCTCACCACGGTCTCCGAATGCGTTGAAGTTGTGAATCGGCGCTTCGTTAGCAGAGCGCTTTTTGAACTCATCTTTTTTATAGACGATTTCAGCTTGAGCCCATTCGATAGCGCCCGAGTCTTCGGCTAACTTCTTGTAACCAAAATACGAGATGTCGGCGCAAACCTTCTGACGACCGTTTACTTTGCGTGGAACCAAGTATACTTCTGGTTTCATCGGATTCAGAGACAGTCCGGCAGACGCGATGTTAAGTACCGCGTACTTAAGAGAGTCAGGATTCTGAGCCGCGACGCCCGCAAGATATTCATTATCTAGGAGAATCTGAATTGCGAAAGAGGCTTCGCGTTCAAATGTAACTGCGCCATGAATCTTCGCAAGCTGAGTGAAGCTCGGACGCGCAAGTTCAATAATCTGCGCAAGGTTTTGAATGTTGGCAGGAAGATTCATACGTACTGCTCCCATTTCTGCGAGCGCGACGCGAATTTCAAAATCTCATGATCGAGAACCGCTTCGATGCAGAACCAAGTGCCCTTGTGGTCTTCGCGAAGATTCATTTCATCTAAAAGAATCGCAGCTTCAAATTGCGGAAGCCCGACGTGAATCGACTTGATTCTGTAGCCTTCGTTTGAAAACTCGATATCACCATGCTCACCTTTACGGTAAATCGTGGCATCTACCTCGATTTGATAGAGAAGTCCCTCAACCGTGATTTCGAAGGTCTCCCAGACCCAGAGATACCACTTGCTCGTTTCAGCACTGCGCTCTTGCGCATTCGAATGGGCTTCGTAGTCCGAAGTTGGGGAGAATGACTTAGCTAACGACACAATAGGCCTCCGGGCAGGCAGTTGTTTAGGCGATTAGATTTAAGTGGCGCTTTTTGGGTCCGAGCAAAACGACTTCGCTGCGTCCGATTACGGCTGCGAGAGCTTCAACTTTCGTTTTTAACTCTTGATAGATGATCTTGTAGAAAGCGCCCTCGGACATACGAGCGAGGAGATGCCGAGTGATCACATCCTCGGCGACTGCAATTCTTGTCAGCTGCACGGCGGAAAGGTTGTCGCGGAGATTCTTGACCTTGTCTTTCGGCAGAAACAGAAAAGCAGAGTTTACGAGTTTCGTGATGTTAACAAAGTAGAACTTTGGCGAAGAGGACCCCTGCGCTTCCGCGTAGTGAACGAAGGCTTGAATCGCATCCGTTTCGGCGTGGCGAATTTGTTTTCCTTCGGCACGAGCTTCAATCCAACCGGATGCCCGTTGAACTTTCTTGAACTGCTCTTCGACATCTATAAAGTAGCGTCGAATCTTACGACCGATATCGGTGCGCTCAACCATCGCAACTTCTTTAGCAGTACCTAATGTAAGTAAGTAGTCGGTCTCAGAACGATTTAAATTAGGTCCTATTAGGGACCTCGTTTTAACGTAGTCAGAACCCTCTTCGAATCCAAACTCTTCGACCTTACCGATAATCCAACTATGGAATTTGCGACCAGGAGAAAGCTTTGCGTGAAGCTCGCGTGCGCTTACAGCTGTGATTTCTTGACCGTTTAAATCGAGAGGCCTGACCGGAACGAGCGCATTCATCGTGAATCTCCTGCAATTCTTGGATTAAAATCGACGCAGAAATACAATCGCGGCCTCAAGGTATTGAGAACGCTGGTGTGCTTGTGCGAATGTTCGTATTACTTAAACGGCCTTCTTAGCCTCTGATCGAGTCCCGCTTGCTTTCGCGCCAACGAAAGGAAACAGGTCACGTTCTTGTACTTTAAAATATGCACAGAGTTTCTCGCGCAGCCTTCTCCTAGGAAGAGCCGGGTAAGCACCTGTCATTAATTTTGTAAGCGTCGATGATCCAACGTCTGCCTCGTAAGCTACGTTTGTTGTTCCACCGGCTTGCTCTACTAGCGTTTTCAGTTTTGCTGAGTTGCACGCGTCTTTCATTCGTCAAAGGTAACATATTGATTACCTTTTACAAGTAAAAAGTAACTCTCTGTTACGGGCAATAACGCAAAGACGTATGTAGGCTTAAAGAGTGAAGAATAATGAATTGAAAAGCGTTCACGCGCTTGCCGACCGTATCAGACTGTTACGGAAGAGCAGGCGCTGGACACAATCTGATCTGGCGGAAAAGGCCGGCGTTACGGACGGAGCGATCAAAATGATCGAGACCGCGAGACGCTCGCCGCGGCCGAAAACTATCGAAGCTATTGCAAGGGCGCTTGGAGTGCCGACATCGGAGCTCTACTCCGAACCACCCCAAGCCAAGCATCTTCAATTTGACCCGGCCCTCACGGAGAGGGTCGAGACCTACATGAAGAACCTGATCGATGTAGCGCAGGGAAAACTTGTCGTTGTGCCAACGTCCAACTCCGCAATCTCTCCGGAGCGCCAGGCCCTAATCGACATCATCCCCAGCATCCCGGACGTCACTGTCACCCAAATGCTCAAGCTCGCTACCGCCAGTCTTTCTCGGA